CGCTCTTCCGATCTTGATTCTTTGCGTATTGTAGTTGATTGTTGCGATTCTTGCCAACTTTTTCAAATACAGTTTGATTTTGTGGTTTAACTTCAATTAGTTCAACCTGCATGCGGCCTTTAGCATCTGCATATTGTATAAAGAAATCAGGCACATAGACTGTGCCTTTGCCGGTAAATGGATCTTTGTAGGGAATTTTAATTGCTTCACTGGCCCACTTTAGTATGCGAGTATCTGTATCGCAAAATCTCATAAAGTGCCACTCCCAAGAGCTACGGTATGTAGGACTTTTATTGCCTACATACTTATCTGGGTTAACTATTATGTATTTTCCTTGAGCAAAGCGAGCCATTATTGTACTATGTTTCTACTTTCTAAAGTTTCATCAACTGATGTTAACTTATACCCTAGAGCAGATCGCTTATCTCGGTAACCGTTTAGTACTTCTGTTACTACTTGGCTTACTTGTACGTCTGTAAGTCCTTTTAATGAATCAACTAATGTAAGAGGATTAATATTTTCTAATCTAGCTTGGTTTAATAATACAATACTAGTACTTCGAGCAGCAGATTCGTCAAACCCTCTCTTTAAGAAAAATCCTATAACAGCATCTATTTGATTACTAGGGAAAGTTATTTGATGCAGGAAAAATTTATCAAAGAAGTTTTTAACTTCTGTAGAACTATCAGCTACATCTGTTGCAGGTAAATTATATGTTCGATCAGTTGCCATAATATTATCGTACTATTTTTCTAGTTGTTGCTAGAGTAGTTTGATCCTTGTCATATACAGGGAACGCAGTATCATTTAAGCCTATTCTACCCGACTGTAGTGCAGTTCTGGATGAAGAAGATACAATGCTGTTATTTGTAGAATTACTAGTACCTTGTAGAGTCAATGGTTGTAGATTATTATATTGCTTAGTAGTGTTGTTAGCCATCGAACTAGTTGCTAAAGGATTTTGAAAAGATCCGCTCGGATCGGTTCTTCTAGCAGTCGTTCCAAATACTTGGTCTGATCCAGTTCTTACTCCTCCGGTCCCGTTTGCAGGACTAGTCCCTCCACCCGGGGTTTGTAGAGGACTTGGTGTTTGGTCATATCCAGCACCGCTAAAGTTAGGTGGGCTGCCTGCTGCTGCATTACCACTATCATACTTGACAGCATCATAGGCAATAGACATTGTGTATTCTGCAGGAGCTGTATCGGTCCAGTTGAATGTGTCATGGCTCCAGCTGACTATTGTTGGATTAACTAATTCGAAACCTAACCATCTACGTTTAGCAAAAGTGTGGACTTTGATGTAGTTAACAAACGGTATAATTGGTGAGTTTTCTAAACCATAACTAGTAAACGGTTGCATTAATGATTTACCATATAATCCTGCTTTGGCAGCACCGTGGTCACTAAATGTATAACTGTAATACTTTTCAAATAACGCCCTAGCTACACCTGAATTATCATCATACAATTTAATTGTAATAGGTTGATAGGTGATTCCGGTCATTATAACATTTTTTTTGTTATATTGATTAGCAACTTCCGTTGTAACTTGAAACTTAGGTAGTTCTACAGTTTTTGCCAGTAAACTCAACTGAGCATTTGCGCCACCTAATGTGCTAATAACAACATGATGTTGAAATTTTAATTTTGGTGCAAGTGCAAAATCTCCGTCAACAAATGCTCGTGCAGCATGTTGTGGGTCTCTAAGATTAGGACCTGATGCGACAAGTTGTCTATTAGCATAAGTGGACATAACAATATTTATGCATACTGATTAAGTATGCATATAATGATCAGCTACAAAAAAAGCAGCCTGGCTGCTTTTTCTGTTGTTAATTAAACTGCTCCGCCTGGGCCTGTAGCTGCTGTACCTAATGTACGAGTTACTGGTGCACCAATGCCTGAACCATCTGCTTTCTGTAGGCAATTATCAGGTTGAATTGATAGGTCAATTGTTACAGGACCTTGTTCAGCATAACCTAATGTTTGATAGTTAGCAGTTACAATATAGCATCCGTAGCATTCCCATGTTTCTAAAACATTAGGTGTGCTTGCGCCGTTACCACCGTCTAACATTTCTAATCTTAAATTAAATTTGTAGTCAATAGCTGAAGCTGCTGAAGCTTGTTCAAAAAAGTCAAACTGCTTTTGCATTTGTTCGCCAACTAACTTAGCAACTTGACCAGTTGCATCGTCACGTAGTGTTATGGCCATTGGTTGCCATGTGTGCTTACCAGCATAATTGATTTTACTGTTGTAAATTTCAATTACTTGGTTAGCAAACTGTACGTTTGGACGAGCCGCTGTCTGTACTTGCTTAGTAAGCTCTGTAGTAGGTGTTGAAACTCCAAAGTTTTCAAACATCACTCTAAAGCGATATTTTAACTTTGGCATCAACATACCTTGTGCGCTAGCGGATTGATCGCTAGCTAAAGGTACTGTGAATCTTGTTAATGATGCGATTGCCATGTTGTTCTTCCTTTAATTATAGACCTGCGATCTCGCCAGTGTTTTTCAAGCGTAGTGGAATATAGATAAATTCAACTGCTTTAACTGGTTCAATAGCTATGTCAATCCAAAGCTCATTGCGATCAATTCTGCTTGGAGTGTTGTTACTTTCATCACAAACTACTAGGTAGTCATATAGAGCACGTTGTCCTACCAACTCTAATAGTAGAGCTTCAACAGCAGCTTTAATCTCATCTCTAGTAATCTTATCGTTTGGTTCAAAGATGTATGGCTTAGCTAATACGCTTAGTTGTCTACGCAAGTAGATTACTAAACGAGCTACGTTAATACGATCCAAAGCACTGGCTGCGCGAGCACGTGTCTTTTGGCCATAGTTAACTAATCCTGTACCTGTAAAGAATGTAATAGGATTAACCTTTGTTTCGTACAATGTATCACGTTGTCCAGTGTTCAATGCAACTGACTTGAATTCACCTTCGCCGTTAACATAACCAACCGCTGTTGCATTAGTAATGCCACCTCGACGTACACCTGCTGGTGCAAACCACGGATAAGCAACTTGGTCGTTTAGAGCAATAGTTCTTAAGATCATGTGGCTTGGTGGTACAGCAACATTGTTACCAAAGTTGTCACTTGTGAAGCCCCATGGATAGAACATACCCATATACTCGTCAAAGCTAGCTGCGCCAAGATCGTTGTCTTCTAACGCACCGTTTTCGTTATTACCCCATGCTAACAAACTTGTTGCATCTGGAGTTAAACGTGCTGGTGTATCTGCTACAACAAACGCTGTTAGTCCACGATCATAATTTAAGCTAACCATTTCGCCTATTAGCTCAGGATAACCTGGGCAAGCGATCAAGTTAAAGATACGTCCGTCTTCGTCACGAATTTGTTGATTGCTGTTAACTGTAGCTTGTAGAGCTTGTACAACGACTTTACGTTGTGCTTTACGGCCAAAGCTACCAGAACCGTCATCTTGGTTTCCACTAACTGTTACCCATCGATGTGGATAATATGTCCCCATTGATTCATCGGACTGGCGAATGTTATCTTCAGCAGTGTTAATATAATCACGACGGAATGATTTTACATTGTACCCACTTCTACGTAGGTTCCATAGCAACATACCTTTTGGATATAATGCTGGATCTGGAGCATCTGGATCCAAATAGTTACTGCCTAACAAGTCAACAATAGTGCCTTGTTCGAAGCTGTTTACACCGCTTGTATTGTAACGTGCATCAGCAAATAACATACCATCTTCTGTCGATTGATCAGTTTTATCAACTAATACCCAACGTTTAGAAATTGGAAGATTTGTTAGTTCAAAGTTAAACTTGTAAACTTGAGGGAAATTTTCAAGATCATCTGTGCTAATCCATAAGTCACCAGTTACTAATGCGCCACCTGCACTTTGTTTTTCCGGAGCAGTAGCACTTACAATAGGACCGTTAGGGTCTGTACTACTGTATTCACTGTAATTGTCGTAACCAACCCATGTAGTACCATTATGAATCATAATGTCAACTTCGTCAATTACTGAACTATACCATAGTCTGCCTTCGTCTGGAATTCTTGAAGGAGCATCTGCATTAGCAGCATAGACTAATGGTTCCCAGCTGCTGGCTACATAGTCATGCAATGTGTCACCTGCAGGTACATCATGGAAATATCTAGTGCCAGTTGCAAAATAATTATCTGATGGTTCGTAAACATAAGGTGTAAATCCATAGTCAGCCATTGGAGTATTGCCACCGGGTACACTGTCATTAATACGGAAATCACCGCCCTCTTTATGTCTAATTACTACACGATTTTGAGTATCAACTTCAGCTTCGATGTTAGTAAAACCAGTGGCATTAATAGCATCGGCCATTTCTTCTGCATCAGTTATTTCGCCAGTAGCAGTCCATGTTACAGTTTTATAACTGTATGTTCCCGTACCGTTGTAGTCACCTAATACACTAGTGCCGGCTAAACTTTCTGCAATACGCATAGTCTTATTACCTGCCGTTGTGTTAGCATCAGTGATTTTTGCTGACTTAATAACTGTAGCAGTTTCAGTTCCGCCTTTTCTCCAAATTTTCCAACTTGCTAGTCTAGGTGTTTCGTCTGTACCATTGTCTTCAGTGTAGTTAGTTTGAACATATAGTTGTCCAACTGATAAGTTTGCGCCGCCGCCAACTTTATCAAGTCCAAATAATGCTTCGTGGCCGTTTGCATATAATGGGCTTTCAACGCTTTCCCATGCAAGTGTTGCTTCGTTCCAACGCTTAACTCTCCAACGTGATCCTAAATTTGGTTCAGTTGTTTTAATCCATACACTTCCTGTAGGACGAGGAGCTGTTTGTGTAGCCTTCCATTGTGGAACTTGGGTGTGTTTGCTAATTACTAATCTTGGAGCATAATATACTCCAGTAGCAATGCCAATTGCGCTCACAGATGCGCTAGCGTCAACTAGTGTGCCTGTTACGTTTGTAATAACTACAGAGTTAGCTGTACTGCTATCTTCTGCAGCATCATTTAATGTACCGTCACTGTAAATTTCTAACTTGCCATTTACAAGTGATGCCTTAATTCCGTCGAGGCCGGTTGCACTGTTAATCGAATTTACAATACTAGTTAATGTTGTGCCCGATGTAATTGTTGTACCATTAATCTTAAATGTCTGACCGTTGTTGGCAGTTAAGTTAGGATTAATTTTAGTACCAGTAACTACAGGCCAGCTGTTAAACCAATCTGCTGAACCAACTTCAACCCACTGACCAGCTGTAACGCCAGCAAATGCATTGCCTTTGCTCTTGAACCACATTTGTCCAGGGTGTAAGGTTGTTAGTTGAGGATTGTCGGCAGCAGCTTCTTCTGTTGTGACAATTGCGTAGTCACCGATAGCACCAACTGATGCTTTTGGTCCGCCTGATCCTGCATCAACTTTGGTTGGGTCAGTGATTACCATTGGCACTTTATTTGTAAATTTCTGGCCACCGTTAGTTGTTACGGCTGCGCCATTCCATTCAAAAATACCAAATGCTGTTGAGCTAGTATCTAACCAATGTGTACCATTTGCAGGAGTTGCGTCTGGTTCAGTAGCACTTGCATCTAGTTGCGCTAGGTCTAAATCAGCACGTACCATAAATGCACGATTGCTAACACCTAATAAACTATATGCTGCTTGTAGACCATATTCGTTCTGCTCGCCTGCATGGATAGGATTGTTATTTGCATCTGTCTTAAAGATTGGATCACCAAACGTGTCTCCGAGATCTCTCTGACTTGTTACAAGATAAACTTCTCCAGCGTTAGCTTTAAGTGTACCCGGGGCGGTTCCGGTAGCTCCGCTGTTTGCTTTATTTTCGGCAGTGGCTACAATAACTAAAGGTACTGTACCTGGGGCTGCTGGTGTATAAAATGATTCGTCAATTACTTTGACTTCTACGCCTGGTGAACTTAATGCCATCTTTGGAATCTCCTAAGGTTTTTGTTCTACTAGTATTTATTGTAAACGAATAAATTCGGATAGTTATAACCTACCAAAAAGGGGCTGAAAAGGTGCGCTAAATAAGGTATGACTAGACCATTATGCGTTTGCGGCTATAGGCCGGCTGCAATTAACTACCAAAAAAATGGTAGAGTTTACTATAGAAAAAAGTGTGAGCTGTGCCTCAAAGGCGGAGTATCTACCGGTGTTCCTAAATGGTATCAGGACGGCTATCGCATGAAGTTAACGTGCGACCAATGTGGATATAAAAGCAAACATAAGGAACAATTTAATGTGTTCCACGTGGACGAGAACTTAAACAATTCTCGTCCTACTAACCTTAAGACAGTGTGTGCAAACTGTCAGAGGACTCTGCATAAGGAAGGGTTTCAGTGGCGTCGAGGGGCTCTGACACCAGATTTTTAATCTGTGCAAACAGCTGATCAATTGTGCCGTTGTTGTCAATCTCAAGATCAATTCCCTTGCCAATCCATGCTGTTTCACTGGCATGAATCTTACGCTGTTCCATACGCATCTTACTAATAGACCAACTCATGTTAGTAGGACCCTGGTTAACGTTCCACGCATCTTGATACCATTCTGGATCGTCACCCCTAACTACACGCACTACTTTACCGCCTGCAGATTTAATAGCTTTAATTTCATTAGGGAAACGTACATCGCTGATAACAATGTTATCGCCTGTTTTACGCATTTTATTTTCTAAACTGGCTATCCAAATATCGTCATGGAATCCTTGACGGCATACTTCTGTTCCCCAGTATTGTAGAATATGTCGCGGAGTAATGTCTTTACCTAAACGATTGCTCCACCACTCATCTCGTTGCTCACGCCATTCACGAGCTTCTTTTGTACGTCCTTCCAACAGGACGCGGTCCCAGCCAAATACAGCGGCAACCGCGTCTTTTAATGTGTTTGCAAATGAGTCACGGCGGTACCCGTGAAAGTTAACCAAATAGTCTGCGGCAGTATCTTTGCCCGAACCAATAAATCCAACGAAGCCTATGATCATATTATCCCCCAGTGATAATATATATTACAGGATTTTTACAGTCGTGTCAAGAGTGATTATACACCGTATTTGTTCGTTTTACGTTTAGCCACTGGGCTAACTTTATTAGTAGAGTCTAATTCTTTACTTTTCATGTCACCGCGATTTAAATCAGTGTAGTCTGCTCCGACTGCTTTGGCCGCTTGGACAAACATATCTTGTTCTTCTTTAGTGTAAGGATGTACCGTTTTCTTTTTACCGTACCAACTTTTAGCATCGATTTCTGGTTTAGTTTTGCCGTCGGTACTGGCCATTGCTTGGCCAAGTTTAAATGCTACATAGGTGCTGTCAGCTTTTTCTTTATCCCCGTAGATATTCATACCCTTAGACGATTGTGATTGCCTCTTAGTTGGTTTAGGCTGTGATACTTCTGTAATAATGTCGTAGACTTTCATTCTTCACAATTCCATTTACGTAGTGCTAGTGCCTTACGTGTTGGTTCACCGTTGGGCTTTTTCATAGGTCCGTCTACCCCACCCATTCTTGCGCAGAATGATTTACGACGTTTGGCATCTTTACTGCCTGCTTTTAACTTGCTAGGTTTAGTAGTAACTGCTGTTTGAAGTTTGCTTCCAGGGTTTTCACGACGGTAACTGGCAACACCTTTGGCATTTAATCCGCCCTTTTTGCTCTTGCCTTCTTTGCGTCTCCACGCTGCTGATTCGCTAACAATTTCGTGTACTTTCATAATCAACCTATAATAAAAGTGTAACCAGTACCGCCACTAACTAGCGTTTCTAGTTCTTTATCTAATTTTTCGATTTCTGCCTTACCATCAGACTTTAAGTCACCGCCGTTTAAACTGCCGCCACCTTGTGGTCCGGCAATGCTTTGGAATTTGCTACGTGCTTCGCCTAACATGAGTTTACAATTAGCCAATGAATAATCTCGTATCCATTGTTTAGCATAGATATCATCTATAATTGTGTAATCTGGTCTAAAATTCTGGCAGCGTAGTAATAGAGTTTCACCTTCGCTAAATGGACGCTGTAAACATCTAAATGTACGACTAGTAGGAATCCACTGGAATTCAATATACGAACCAAACATCTTACCTATCATTTCTTGATAGCCAGCAAACATATAGTAGGTTGCAATTCCACCTAACATAGTTGAATTTAACAAATACGTATTAGTGTACGCAAGATTGAAAGGTTCAAAGTTTGTACCAGTTCCTCCACCAGTTCTTGATCCCAGTGTTCGTCTAAAGCATGACTGTACGTTGATAACTTCTTTAGGCAATATGTAATCATTTTGGTCCTTAATTAATTCTAGGAACATGTAGCTTTCTTCTACTGCATTAGGACTACGCTGTCTAAAACGCACTAGTGCTTTGTCTAAAGCAGTTTCATAATGCTTAGGATCTAGTTCAACGTCGATCATTCCATCGCCTAACATAGTGCGGCAATAATCGAAAACTTCTTGTTTAATAGCTTGTGGATTGTCTGACATTTGAATCTCCCGTAGTATTTATGCGCTAAATATACTACTATGCCACGTTTATCACTTTACAAACCCGAAAAGGGCAACGATTACAAGTTCTTAGACCGCAGTATATCTGAGATGTTTCAGGTCGGCGGAACAGACATATATCTGCACAAATATCTAGGACCAAAAAACCCCTCGCAAGCAGATGCTACAGCAGATCAACCGTTGTACACAGACGGGGACGGGAACCCTATTGTTAAAGAAACAAATATTCAAGATTTACTATTTTTAGAAAATCGTGATAGAACTTATGACAGTTCTATCTATACATTACGTGGCATTTATAATGTAGCAGATATTGATTTTAATCTAAGTCAGTTTGGCTTGTTTATTGATCAAGACACAGTTTTTATGACTGTACATATTAATGATTTTATTCAGTCTATTGGCCGTAAGCCGCTAGCGGGCGATGTAATTGAGTTGCCCCACCTAAGAGACGAATTTGCCTTAAATGATTTTGATGTTGCCCTGCCACGTTATTTTGTTATCGACGAAGTAGGCCGTGCAGCTGAAGGATTTAGTCGTACATGGTACCCACATCTTTATAGATTAAAACTTAAGAAGATTGTTGATAGTCAGCAGTATAAAGAAATTTTTGATCAAAAGATTGTTAATCCAGTAACTGGTGTTGAAACTGCAACATCCTTACGAGATGTATTAAGCACTTATAACAAACAGTTATCTATTAATGATTCAATTCTAGCACAAGCAGAAGCCGATGCTCCTAAGAGTGGTTACGAAACTCGACAATTTTATACACTAGCACTTGACGAAAACGGTAATCCAGCTCTTAAAACAGCTGACGAAACAGATGTAGACGCAAGTTCTATGATATTAGATGCTAGCGAAGTTTCAGAGAAAGCTAAGAGATCTGGTTATACGGGCTATTTGTTAGGCGATGGTGTTCCACCTAATGGAGCAGATTTTGGATTTGGCATACAATTTCCGTCAAACGCTATTAAAGATGATTATTTTTTACGTAACGATATGATGCCTAACAGACTATTTAGATACGACGGAAGACGATGGGTTAAAGTAGAAGATGCGGTAAGACATACTCTTTCTAATACTGACACTAGGAATACGCAACGAACAGGATTTATTAACAATACAAAAAGTACTGTTATTGGAACAGAAACTGTACAAGAACGCCAATCTATTTCTAAAGCACTTAAACCTAAGGCAGATTTCTAATGCAACATTTTTATGACGGCCAAATAAGAAGATACATTACACAGGTGGTTAGACTGTTGTCTAACTTTTCAGTGAAATACGGAGATGGGACCTTAGTTAGAGTTCCTGTTATGTATGGCGATCAGGACAGACAGGCAGCTAGTGTTGTTAATCAAAACAGCGAAAATGCCGTAGCCACTGCGCCACGTATTGCTGTTTACGTAGGAGATTTAGATCTTGCAAGAGAAAGATTAAGTGACAGTACATTTGTTAGTAAATTAAATATTAGAGAACGAGCATACGACACTGACGTAGATGGCAATCCAACAGACTATAATTATAGCCAAGGTAATCAATATACTGTTGAAAGACTAATGCCTACACCGTTTGACTTAACGTTGAAAGTTGACATTTGGTCAACTAGCACAGATCAAAAATTGCAAATTATAGAACAAATGCTGGTGTTGTTTAACCCAAGTTTAGAAATACAAACCACTGACAACTATATTGACTGGACCAGTTTAAGTGTTGTTGAGTTAGGTGATGTTATTTTTAGTTCTCGTAGTATACCTGTAGGAACACAGTCTGCTATTGATATTGCTACCTTAACTTTAAAAACTCCAATATTCATATCTCCTCCCGTTAAAGTTAAAAAATTAGGTATTATTACTAGTATTATAGCAAACATATTTGAAAATAAAAGCGATCCAGTATTAGACTATATAGATGGGCTTGGAACAGATTATGCAACTGGACAAGTAGACCCAATTAGTAAAATTTTTACTCAACGAGTTACTATTGGCAATTTTGATATTGTTGTAGAACAATCTATAATAAGAATACGCAGTAACGAAGCAAGTCCAGGTACGTGGTTATCTTGGCAAATGGTGTTGAAACAATTCCCAGGGAATCTAACAGCAGGATTAAGCAAACTATTTTTAATACAACCAGACGAAACTGAAGTTGTAGGAACTGTTAGTTTACACCCTACTGATGCAACTCTGTTGGTATCAAGTTGGGATACTGATACATTTCCATCTAATACGCTAATTCCAGGTCCAGTAAGACCGTCTGGTGAATATGGATTCTTCGATGCTATTATTGATCCTACTACATTTAATCCTAAACGACCAAACAAAGAAAATACTGATCAACCTATTATTGCCGGAAAACGCTACTTGATAGTAGATGGTATAGGCGGATCATTAAGAGAAACATTTGAAACTGTTAATAGCGTTAGTCGAATTAATACTAATGTATTGCATAAAAAAGTTAACGACCATAGAGTGTGGGTCGACAACATTGAAGTAGGATCAGGTAGTGCCCGTATTCCTAATAACCCAGATACAGGCGACTACTACATAACGTTGGATACACCTGTAGTAGCCGGTAGTGACATTAGCTACGAGCTGTTTATGAACGAAGACGGTCCTGATGCTTGGAAAAATACAGATGGAAGCGATACTGCTGCTGAAGCAAATGACATCGTTGAGTGGAGTGGAACTAAATGGGTTGTTATTTTTTCTGCGTCAGAGAATATATTACCATTTGTATATCAAACTAATTTTTATACTAACACTCAGTACAAGTGGGACGGTACAGTATGGAGCAAATCTTTTGAGGGCGAATATAAGAAGGGACAATGGAGAATAGCACTTTAATTGATTGTAGCGGAGCCTTAGTTTGCGCTAAGTCTTCAAAAAGATTTTTACTTTTACAAAAACGAGAAGGTAAGCACGGAGGTTGCTGGGGGTTAGTAGGCGGCACTAACCTAATTGATGAAACAGCGTGGCAAGGACTTCAACGAGAAATTACTGAAGAAATTGGCACAGTTGAAATTAAAAAAACTGTACCTTTAGAAAGATTCGTAAGCAAAGACAGTTGTTTTAATTTTCATACATATTTTTGTCTAGTAGAAAATGAATTTGTACCTACACTAAGTGACGAGCATATAGCATGGGGATGGTTTGATCTTAATAATCTTCCTAAACCTGTACACAAAGGTTTAGACTTAAGCCTTAGAAATAAAATTATTCAAAATAAACTTCAAACAATTTTAGAGATCTTAGATTTATTATAATCGATTAAGATGCCAAGCTTCACCTCGACGAGGATGAAATTTTATTTTCTCATTGTTTAACACTCTAGCATATTCACTGTATTTGTAATGAGTTAGCTCCATTCTGTGAGCTGCAATACTTAATGAATTTAATCTGCTAACTGCGTCAGCTACCATCTCATCAGTAAGATGTTTTCGAGCAACTTCTGGTGATAACTGACCTGTTCCAACTAGTATATGACACCATATCAACCATCCGGCTGCGCCAGGATAACTGTTAAAATCATAGATTGTAGGAATCCTAGACTTACAGGTTTCTCTTAAATTAATATTAAAATCAGTTAATGTGTTGCCTGCAGTAATATATCTCCAGAATTCACTATCCGTTCTACCACCTAAATAATGACTAATTAAAAATTCTTTATAATCGTCAAACATTTTATTAATTCTAATATTATAGATAGTTGTTGAAAACGGATTTAGTGTATCTTCTTTAGTAGTTTTTAAAAATTCAAAACTAAAGTGTGTTAACTGTTGTATTGTTGAATGTATACTAGTTGCTTCGAGCGGTTCAGCAAACGAACTAGCAAGACCTATAGCAAGGCAATTTTTAACCCAGGTGTTTTCTAAACGCCCAGTATCAAATCTAAACTGTTTAATAGGTGTGATCTCATGCCCTAATACTTGCTCAATTTCTGCCTGAGCCTGATCAAAGCTAATAAAGTCTTCACAGAATGTATAACCGCAACCCTTACGTGACTGTATGCCGGCCTCCCAATACCATCCAGCACTCTGTGCCCATGCTACACTATAACATTTAGGACTTTCATTTTCTTTATAATTTACAAAAAACGGAAGGCCGGCATTAATAGGCAACCACTTTTTATAACTAATCCATTTAGTTTCTAACTTAGTCATAATAAGTCTAGAAAATCCAGAAGCATCAATAAAAAAATCACCATCAACAGTAGTCTGGTCTTCTAATAACAAAGATTTAACATACCCTTGTTCAGTTAAATTTACATCTAAAATTTTCTTATCGATTAATTGACAATTAGGGGCTCGAAGTGTAACTTTTTCTAAGTACTTGGCTGCTAACTGCGCATCAAAATGAAATGCGTGTGTACTCTCTTCAAACTCGTGTGTAACTTTACTAATAGGTGAAATGTTATATTCACACATGTTTCCATAGAATGTACCAAGGTGCATTTTTTTAGGATCCTGTGCTAGTAAATATGCTGCTACGCCGTCTGGTATATGCAGGCCTGTCGGGGTCCCATCAATTGGTCCAAAATAGTCATGTCCTTTTTTAGCAGTCCAATCTCGATGCATGATTCCGTATTTCGGCATAGCTTTAGTTTCAATAAAAAACTCTAACGGATCAATACCAAAATCTCCGTATCGGCCAACAACTAAGTCTGTTAGTGCACCAGTGACTGCTTCGCCAGCACCTAGTACACCGATTGCTTTAGATGCAACAACTGTTATTTTATGCTCAGGATGATTTTTACTTAAAAATAATGCTGCAAGCCATCCTGCTGTACCGCCGCCGACAACTACTATATTCATTTATTTTTCCTTCTGAATTAAATTTACACTAAATAATCTGCTATGTTTATTTACACAATATGAGAATTCACCCAATTTTTTCAAGCTTTCTTGCAGTTACACATTTAACTGACATCAACAATGACGAGTTAGTAAAATATGCTTACTCGTTAAAAGAAAAATCAGATGGCGTTATAAAAAGTAATTTTGTAGGATGGCAAAGCGATCCGTTAACAGATCAACATCCAGAAATAGCTAAATTAACTAATCTAATTATAGACTCAGCCGATGAAATAAAGAGTTCTATTTTTCCAGAACCTGATTCGTCAACTTCTTTTTTAAGCAACATATGGATTAACATTAATTCTTATGGTGCATTTAATAGGCCACATATACATCCAAACGCTATACTTGCTGGAGTATACTATGTATCAACACCTGAGCCTATTAGTAATATAAACTTTCAACATCCTGGAATAAATGTGCAATATCATTATACTCCTGATGTAATGAAAGGAACTAATAATTTTACTTCTGCTGTCTGGAGGTACGGACCAGTTGCAGGAGATTTACTAATATTTCCAGCATACCTGTCACACTTTGTTGAATCTAATATGTCTGCTGAAGATCGAATCTCGATAGCGTTTAATACATCTTTACAATTAAATGATGAATAAAAAATATGTAATTTTAGGTGGTGGTAGTGCAGGGTGGATGACTGCAATATCTATTAAAAAAATGTTTCCACTAGCAAGCGTTACTGTAATACAAAGCAAATCTGTTGGCATTATTGGTGTCGGTGAAGCCACTACGCCTCATATAGTTAATTTTTTAAACCATCACGATATAGATCCGCTTGAAATTGTTCGTCAGACTAACGGCACTATTAAGAATGGCATTAGTTTTGAAAATTGGAATGGTGACGGTAACCAGTATTTCCATAGTTTTTTTGAAAACATACAAAAGTTTCGTATACCTGGTATATTTGAACATTCCTGTGAAGACTTTTATAAAAAAACATTAATTGCAAAAGGGTTGCCCTTTAACGAATATCTCTATCAACAAAGGTTAGCATATAGTGGAAAGGTTGATTTAACTAACACTACATGGGCTATACATTTCGATGCTACTAAGTTTGCCAATGCACTTGAAGATCATGCCAAGATTAGAGGGATTAACGTAGTAGAAGGTAATTTTAAAAATTGTATACAAAATGAAAACGGTTTTATAAAAACAATAGTGTTAGAAAATAATCAAGAAGTTGACTGTGATTTTGTATTTGATTGTACCGGATTTGCTAGACTGCTTATTGGAAAAGTTTTTAAAGAAGAGTGGGTGTCTTATAATAAGTTTCTTCCTGCCAAACAAGCTATTCCTTTCTGGTTAGAATCAGAACCTAAAATACATCCCTATACTAAGTCAATAGCTATGAAGTACGGCTGGATGTGGAATATACCATTACAGCACAGACTAGGTGCAGGCTATGTGTTCGACTCTGATTATGTTTCAGTAGACCAAGCTAAAGAAGAAGTAGAAAAATACTTAGGCCAAGAAATTGAAGTTAGAAAAGTTATCGATTTTGAAGCCGGTAGACACAAAAATGTATGGGTTAAAAATTGTATGGCTGTAGGCCTCAGTGCTAATTTTATTGAGCCGTTAGAGTCAACTTCGTTGTGGTTAACACAAACTCAATTATTATTATTCAAACAGTTTATTAATGAGATAGATAATCCTACAGATAAAGGACTAGAATTGTTTAATAAGATAATAGGCAATGAAGTTGATGAAAAATCGTATTTTGTTTACATACATTATCTTACTAAAAGAACAGACAGTGAGTTTTGGAAAAATTTTAAAGAAAACAATCCAGTGCCTGATGCATTAAAGTCTAAATTAGAATTAATTAAAAACTCTTCAATAAAAAAATACGACATTGAAGATGCCCTAACACCGTCAATATTTCCGCTACATAGTTATTTAGAAGTGTGTGGTGGGTTAGGGTTATTTGAAAAACCAATGAATATGACTAACTACGAAAACATTACACCTAGTCCAAACGAGTATAAAGAATTAATAAACAAAGTAATTCAAACAGTACCAACACATCAAGAATTACTAACACATTTACAAAAGGGTAAACCATGAACATATTAGGAATACAAAAAGATCATAACGCATCAGCGTGTTTATTTGTTGACGGAAAACTTGTCTATTATAACGAAGAAGACCGTCTATCAAGAATTAAAAAAGATACAGGATTTCCATTTTATTGTGTACAAGAAATTCAAAAAATATCTCCTAAGTTAGATGTTTTGATTATCACAGGATATGATAATATACGATCAGAATACCATAGTATAACGCATTTAGTTATAAAGATGGGGTTTAAATTAAACAGAGGATTTAAATTAGTTACTAGAAATAAAAGTCATCATCTAAGTCATGCTGCTAAGGCATTTTATAATTCAGGGTTTGAAGATGCATTAGTTATTGTATGGGACGGACGAGGATCTAGTTTTAATTTGACTACTGGCTATCAAGCACATGAAACAAGGACTGCATTTATAGCAAAGTACCCTAATATGTTTCATGCAATCTATAAGAGATTATATACAACTTCAAAAGTTACAGAAGATACAGGTATTATCTGGGACAACAGTGTTGCAGTATCTAAAGAAGAATGGCCACGATGGCATCTAAGATCATCTACTGTAGAAATTAGAAACGACTTTGACCTTGGATTAATGTACGAGGCCTTTAGTAGGTCGTTGGGCTTCAATGATGAAGGCGGAAAAATGCTTGGATATTCTGGGTACGGGCAATATGATCCACAGATTCCCACTATTATAGGTGATAATCAAATATTCAACATGGGCCTACTAACGTTTGATAAGTTTGGACAGCATAACGGAATGCAATTTGGACAATATACTTTCTTAATAAACAATGATGAAAAATTAAAAAATCTTGCATTCCACGTTCAGAGATCCCTTGAATCTGCTGGATTAGATTTTATTCAAAAAATGTTAGCGCAGTCTGGTAAAACTAATTTAGTACTTACAGGCGGAGTAGCATTAAATGTAGTAGCTAATAATTACTATAGAAAAAATTTACCTTCAAATATTAATATGTACGTAGAGCCAATGTGCGGCGACGAAGGCAACTGTATAGGAATGGTGCAATATTATTTGAATGAACGGAGAGGAACTACTAGCCCAACACCCTTTCCTAACATTTATCTATGCGGTCATACTCCTTCTTACGATAGTTATATTCCTGAAGAAGGTGAAACAGTGTACGAAGATGTAGATGAAAAAATGGTAGCTCAACTGTTGATTCGAAAAAATATTGTAGCTATTTTTCAAGGTAAAGCAGAATCTGGTCCAAGGGCATTAGGTAATCGATCAATTCTGTTTGATCCTAGAGTACCTAACGGGAAAGACATACTTAATAAAGTAAAGTCTAGAGAATCATTTCGTCCGTTTGCAGCTACTATCATGTTAGAACATGTGCATGATTGGTTTGAAATGAACGGTTTAACAGAATCACCTTATATGATGTATGCTGTAGATGCTAAAGAAGGCGTGGCTGAAAAAGTTCCTTCGGTAGTGCATGTTGATAACACTTGTAGAATACAAACACTTACTGAAGAACAGAATTTGAACTTTTATAAACTAATAAAAGAGTTTTATAATAACACTGGAATTCCTATGTTATTTAATACTAGTTTTAATTTAGGAGGTGATCCTATTGTTGAAACATTAGATGATGCTGTTAATTCCTGCAGATTCTCTTATATTGAATATTTGTATCTTCCTGAAATTAAGAAAGTAATACAGTTTAATAAGAAATTTAAAGTTACCACACCCAACTTGCAAATGAATATCTTACCCCCTGCAGAACTGGATTAATTCGATGAGGATAAAGAAAAATTGAAGGGAAAATAATTATATCTCCGGCGGTTAATTTGTAATGGGTATTTTTAAACATAATAAATTCTCCGCCAGAGTAGTTATTATTTAGAGAGCATATTATACTAAGTTTTGGTATTCCTTTTCCTTTACTGTCGAATAGATCATGTATATGATCACAATGTTCTCGCATAGCCATACCTGTGGCATACTTATTAAATTTGGGTCGGCTAAAACCGTCCCAGGCATGGAACCATTCAAACTGCAATTCGCCCATATATTTGTATAGCGTCTCCCACAATAATTTCATAATTACATCGTTATGACTAATTGTTTCGTACAGCACTAACGAATCATTTCCAGTTAATTGATGTTTATCTTCTATATGACTGTAAAACGTATGCGTAGAGAATTTGTTAGATATCCCCTCCAGTTCTTTTACTATGTCATCACATAGCGAATTAGACAACACATTTTGATAAATTTTAACATAATCTTCTAATTTATTATTCATGTTACCAAACCCACTGAACAAAACTAAGTCTAGTACCCGACACTACAGGTCGAACTCCGTGCGGGTATAAAAAGTTACTGGGGAATATCATTATTGTTCCCTGTTTTACTGGTATAACTTCGTCCCACATAATAAACTCGCCGCCAGTGTAATCTTCATTTAGGCAGCCTACAACTGATAGTATAGGAATTCCTTTTTGTTCGCCGTCAAACAAATCATGAATATGATCACAATGTAATTTCATACTGGTATTTTGGTCGTATTTATTGTACCTAATTTCAGATCTATTAGACCATCTGTTAAACCAAGGAAATTTAAATGTACTATAATAATGTATTAATAAGTGTCTAACAGCTTCTTGTAGTTCTTCAGTTTCTTTCATGCTGTCGTAAGTTATAGATAGCTCGGTATCTGTACGAACATAGTTACCGTCTGGGGTATAATATCGATGTAGATCCCACGTAACTTCTTTGCTGGCACTAACTATTTTGTTACAAAAATTAGCATCTAGATAATTGTCGTACACTTGTAAGTAGTTTTTTAAATTATAGTTCATCTTAAAGTAAGCTCCGATAAGTGTTCAGGACCTTCATTGATAGTGCCTCTAATAAATGTGTTAAACGCTAGACTGATACGGGTATTTCTTATGGGCGATGGTTTAACTAGTCCTACATTATGATGTAGGATTGAAGGAAATAAAACTAGTGTGCCTTTGTTTACAGGGCAAAACCAGCTTGCTGATGTAAATGGCGTATATTCTCTAGGCAGGACACTTATTTCTCTATGCCCTGATCGAATAAAAGTAATGGTATCAACATCTTTATCAGCATCGAAGTAAAAAACACCACTAACTATACTATTAGGATGAGCATGAACATGATGTTCCTCACCTACAGCAGAATGATTGATCCAAGATTGTGTTAGATAAATTTCTATGTTGGCTGGTTTCCAAAATTCGTCAAAATATTTTTCAACTGAGGATACAATAAATCTTCTTATATCGGTATATATATTATGGTCTAATACGTTTGCATCTCTACTTGTTCGATTTTGTACATTAGGACGTAGTTCTATATTTTTTGAAAATTCAAATTCTGCTTGATTAATCGGGCGATCAAAATCAATAAAGACCACTGGTGTTGGAAACAATAATTCTAATCTCATATTCAACTCTTTTATAGTATTATATTTACAAAAAAAATATTAGGCCTCTACTAATAGTGGTAAATATTTTCATGAGTATTCAAATTATTGATAATTTTCTAGACGCTGATGTATTTCAAAAAGTTAAAAGTGTGATTTACGGACCAGACTTTGCGTGGTATCACAATGAGTTTATTGTTTCCCCCGATAAAGACGATCGAACTAATTTGTTTAATTGGCAATTAACGCATACTTTCTATAAAGAATTATCTATTAGGAGCAATCATTTTATCGACATAGACCCTATACTAAGGAAATTGAATCCGTCTGCGGTTGTAAAAATAAAAGCAAATTTGATGCCAAAATCAGATCAAATTATTGTTCATAAATTTCATATTGATGTGACTAAGTTTCGAGGAAAGACTTCAGTATTTTATATAAATTCTAATGACGGATTTACACTATTCGAAGACGGTATTAGAGTAGAGTCTGTAGAAAATAGGATGGTTATTTTTGATTCTGATCGACTGCATACCGGTACATCATGTACTAATGCAAGAAATAGATGCGTTATAAACTTTAACTACTACGAGTGGAATTAATTATCTAAATTTTGGGCCAAGAGTCCATATAACTATTGATTTTCTAACACCTTTTAGCACTGGCGTCACTCTATGAAAAAGGAATGACGGAAAAACTATAATTTTTCCTCTAGACAAATTTATTTTTTCTGGAGAATTTAACGAAGATTGGATTAATTCAAAATCGCCGCCTTCGAAGTCAGCATCAGGTTCGTTTAGTAGCATGACCAACGACAGCTTGCGATGTTCTTCATCGTATGGCATTTCGCCAATATACATGTCAGTATGCCATTCGTATTTCCCTAATTCATCTCCGTGATATTCTGCATATTGAAATCCGTCGTACCCGTTAATGTCAAAATTATAAAATTTAGTATTAAGATTATCAATAACCATGTTAAATCTTTCAAAGATCCAATTATTTTTTTCGTTAGGATTATGGAATGACACTTTAGAAGTTCTTAAATCGTTAACTAAGCCTGTACCAGAGTCATCTCCTAATTTAGTAATCATTGCAGTGTCTAATGGGGTCTCGTCCATTAGATTTTCTATTAATGTTAATTCTTCTTCGGTAAATGCGTTAACCCAATTTACATACGGAACAAATACTTTACTCCTTAATCTTATTTGATTAGAAATACCTTTGTAATTATAGCTCATAAAAAACCCTTGATAACATAATTATCAAGGGTAGTAGTTTTTAAGAGTAATTATGGCAATTATTCTTCTGGGGGTAATGGTACTGCAAAAGTTCCTACCTCCGGTGGTTCGTCAGTAACTTTGACCCATTCAACGGTTGCTTCGTCCCATCGCCAAGCGCCACCGCCTCTAGGATAGGGTTTTCTTTGTATACCATCCTGCCCTTCAATAATTTCAGGTAGTACAGGAGGAGGAATACGCACCCAAGTTTGAGACGGCTCGTGCCAATCATACGGAAATCCGTCGTCTGGCATAGGTACTGGTGTTACAT